CTTGAATGTTCCCATTGCACCCGAAAGCAGCGTGCGCTTGCCATCTTTGTAATGACCAATCGTCAATGTTTTGACGTTGCTGCCTGGGCCTTCCGACTTCGGCGAAAATGTGCCGGCGGAATCCACCCAGCCGCACGCTGGCAGCAGGACACTGGCCCAACTGGGAATGTCAGTGCCGTTGTACGTGAGATCATGAATGATGGTGCAGGTGCCCGTCATGCCTTCGGCAATGCTGGTCAGGTAGTTAAATCCGCCCTGTCCTTCACGTCGAGTAAATGCCACGTTCGGCTGAATCATGAAATCGCGAGCGTTGTATACGCCTTCAGTTCCGCTGAGTGATTCAGCCGTTCCGATCGTGGATTCTACTTTCGCAGCGAAAACCGCGCGACGTCGTAGCAATGGCATGAGTTCTTTCCCTTATGTTTTGACGAGACCACTCGCGCGGAGTACGTTCAGGTTAATTCGACGATCGATCTGCTTGCGGAGTTCATCTTCGATAATTTTGGTGCGTGGAATCGTCAACTTGTTTTTGACGTATACACCCCATGTGGAGACGCCCTTTTTCTGTACGATCGGCAGCCGTGATTTACCCAGCCGCTGAAATACATTTCCCTTCCAAGATGTCTTAACGGCACCGGGCTTCGGCCCCATAAACGCGCCTTGAATGAACCCTCTGCCGCCCACTTTTGAAATCTTGTAGGTCACGCCCTTTTTTGTTTGCTTCGCTCCGAAGTGCCTCAACCCTAACCGAGGCGTTTTATTGAGCCTCACCACAGCCGATAGATTCGCTTCAGTGGCAGACAATCTGATACTCAGGTGTTTTTCTGAATCTGCTTTTTTGATTACGACTCGATCACGAATTTCCCGGCCCATTTCCAGCCGTGTCTTTTTCGACACCTGATTGATTGCCGCAGCCAGTTCTTTTTTGAACTTCTTTCCTGCTGCGATGCTGGCCGTAATCAGCCTTTCAATCTGCTGCTGATCAATCTGCACCAGCATCATGTCCGCACCTGATACGGATCGTTTTCATCCACTCGAAACGTGATCGTAAAACGCACCATCACACCTGCCATTCCGCCAGTCTCTTCGGTGTACTCTTCCACTGGTCCGTGAGTCGTGTTAATCGCTAACCCGCCCCATTGATGCCACAGCACCGCATCCGTTGCGGCTTTAATGATGTCCGCGCCCATGCGGTTACGAAATGTGTCAATCGCGATCGTGCTTGTATCTGACGGCTTTACAATTCCTGCCACAATCGCTTCTAGGTCATAGGCTGTTGCCGGTGGATTACCGGGGCAGCTCATTTCTGGATTTGGAGTTAACGATCCCTGATGCACATGCACCACTAAATCTTTTGGTTGCCACGTGGCAACCTGAGTTGATCGATACGCATTGTCGAACGCCGCAGCCATTCTGGTGCGCACGTTCGCCATAATTTGTTCGACCACCGGTTCAGACATTAGATCACCGCCAACTGACAGACCCCAGAGTCTTGCGACACAAGAGTCATAAAGGAAAAACGTTTTGGTAGCGTTTGCCCGACCTTCAACACGAACTCAATTTCATCCTTGCCGATATTGATTTCCTGAGACGCGATACCGGAGCGGCAGGAGTTGTAAACTCGTAGCGTCGCTGTCGGTAAAACAGCATTTCCGGAAGCGTCAAAAATGGCGGGCGGGTTCCGTTCGATAATGGCGAGAATCGGACGTCTCCCGCCGCCATTTGGAAAATACACAACCGACTCCCCGAACTGCGAAAGCAGCATCGGGAACCCTGCAGCAGCAAAGTGTGAGTCGAATGTAGTCGGCACGAATCAACCTCAGGTTGTGATATTGCTGAGCAGGTGCCCGGCCTCTGGGTAGAGAACGATTTCGTCCACGTCGTGACGTACTCGGATGACGTTGCCGCGCACCACCTCATCACGATAGCTCTCTACTGTGCCACCGATAGACGATCCATCCTCTGACCAATGGAACGTGCGGCCAATACAAGGCTCTCGCATATCGGCACCAGTTGCAATTTTGCACACCATTGCGTATTCACCGGACCAAATCTGGCCGATAGATGCGGCCTGACCTTCTTTCGCGCTGTTTTTGCTGGTTCCAGCAACGATGATGTAATCCAAGTCAAATACCTGTGCCAGCATCTGCACAGTCACATCCGACGCCTTCGTTGCGGATCCAGCTCCCGCACTTTCAATACGATCAATCACCTGTGCGCTGTTTCGCAGATTACGAAACACCTTGCGATTGATCACAAGAGCGTTTGCCCACAGGCCCGAGTTGTCGTAAATCTTCTGCACAGCCGCCTCGACATCAGTGAGTGGCACGCAATTTGTAGCGTCATCCCACTCATGCGTGATGGCGGTTGTTAAACTGGATCCCGTCCATGTAGACGTGTTGAACACAGCATCAGCAACACGCTGTTCTGCGTTTCGCAGCACAGCTGAAAACGCTCGCATCGTGCTGATCTGCTCCGCGTCAAAATAGTCGCGGTACATCTTCGCCTCCCGATCGTCTACGGGTTCTTCAGCACCGTGCTCTTCAGTGGCGTAAGTCGCTGGTGCAAACGTGAAGTTCCCTCTCGCATATCCGCTGCCGGGCGCTCGCTTCGTATCACGAGCCTGCAGTAATTGCTCGATCGGGATCTTGCCGAAGTTTCCAGCCTGACTCATTACATCGATCACCGGGAATACCTGTGTGGCGATGTATCCAGCCTTTTCAGACTCAAGATCGAATTCCAGAAACGTGGCCAAATCTGGCCGCTGTGTAGCCAGACTACTCGATGGACTAGGCATTGCATTATCTTTCTTCCCGATGCAACGCGATTATGAAACACACAGAAAAAAGTCCCCCGGGTTTGGTGGCCACCTCCCCCGGGAAACGCATCGGGCTTCGTTATGATCCAGCGGTATCGCCGAACAAAGGCAGAATTTCGACAATGTCACCGTCAGCGGCGGCAGCTTCGAGCAGAATTCCCCGCAGAAATGCTCCCGTAGCCTGGACGTCATTTACCTTGCCGGATGCAGCGGTGTACATCTTCGCTCCCACAGTAGCTGAACTCGCAGCGATTGCTTTGTGCGTGCCAGATTTATTGATCCACGCAACGCCCACCTTATCACCGCTGACTCCTGCTTTAATCGTCACGCCGACATCTTGGTCGGTCGCACCGGCCAGTGCTCCAGCTGATGTAACGCGGCCAAACATAGGCACCGTAGCCGACAGCGTTACTGTCCCATAATTTGAATCGTTAAACTGACTCATCGTATTTCCTCACAAATGTGATTGATTAAAAACAGATTCACGCAGCTAGTCAGCGAGCGTTTGCCTCTGCCAGAAACGCCTCGCGAAGTCCAGGATTGTTGCGGTTAGCGAGTGCGACCGCTTTCATTTTGTTATTGCCGGTCTTTGCCATTGCTGCATCCACCGCCTGATCCCATCGAACGCGGGCAGATGGTCCGCTGGTGCGAGCCTTAGCGACTGGTCGAACGCCTGCTCGGGCTTTGGCCTCTGGTTTCTTTTCCTCGTCTTCCATGGCTGCGGGTACGAGTTCTTCTTCGTCCTCACCTTCAGTGTCGGTCTCGGACTCCATCGCCTTGGCTTTGGCCATTTCCTCTTCCATTGCGACGCACTTGGCCCGCAATTGCTCGTTCTCTGCCATCATTTCTTCGATGGCCGCAGACGCGACTGATGCCATAGGCAGAGATCGCTCAAGACACCTAACGACAAATTCTGCTTTCGCTTTCGGAAACGCCGCTTTGATCTCCTGGAGAGTGGCGGCAACTGGCGTTGACTCTGGCATAGTTTTGCCTTTCTTTGAGTCGTTGTCACCGCCTGAGCCCGCCCCGAACAGGGCTGCAACAACTCCGTGCGGCATGTTCTTAACTTTCGCAAACGCTCGCCCGATCACCGGCTGTCCGGTGATTCGCTTTGCGAGTCCCATTTCTACAGCTTGCTGAGCGTTCAAATATGTTTCGTTTTTCAAAATGCCTTTAATCTCATCTTCACTCTTTCCAGATCGCTGAGCGTAGGCAGAGACCATTGATGTTTTCAGTTTGCCGAGCAATTCAGATTGACGGGCTAACTGCTCATCATCACCTTCCACCTGTGTATATGGGTTGTGCAGCATCATGTACCCATTCGGGCTGATCTCCACGTCCTCAAATGCACACGGAATGAAACTAGCGATGGAAAACGCGGATGATTCGATTGAAAGAGACTTTGGTCCCTGATACTTCGCGAACTCATCATGAATCGCGAACCCCTCGAACACACTTCCGCCTTCACTGTG